AGTATCTTTACCAAACCTATGAATACCTTGAGTAAATTTAAAATGGGCTGTTATTGGATCGGTTATATTAGATGCCATTTGGAATTATCCTTTTCTTAAATAATATCTTTTTAGTTTTACTTAAAACGTTTTGTCTATCTATCTTATCATTTTGTTGTGGTGAAGAACCAAACAAATTAGTTTCAAATGATGGTTCATCAATAGATTCAACACCAGTAAACATTATAGTACCAACTATACCATTTTCAGATTGATCTGGAACAGTTTTTGATTTATACCGAAATCTTGATTTTAATTTTGGTTTTACAATATCTTCTAATGATAATGTACTATTAAACTTTAAATCAGATAAAATATCTGAAATATAATTCCTAGATTCTGTTAAATCTAAATATTTTGAATTATTAACTATAACATAAGAATTAAATTCTGAAATGATAGAATTTTTATTTGAATTACCTATAGATATTCTATTTAAGGATTCTCTTAAATTATTCCTATTTTGTAATCTATCGTATGAGGTAGATAAATCTGCTTCTACAATAATTAAATGTGAGGTATAACCAATAGATTCTAATACATGTTTAGTTACTATGAAATTTAAATCAAATGTATTGGCAGTAACTATTATAGATTCAGTATTTAATAGAGCATTACGTTTATCTGATTTGGCTCTAACAAAAGAATCATTATTAGATAACATTTCATCTATCTGCACAGAAGTAAATTCAACTATATTATAGTTTGATGTTATATCTCTAATTACTACATCTTTACCAGAACCAGGAGATCCTAATATAAATAAAGCTTGATTATTTTGCATATTAAATCCAAGTATCTCCAACTTTCTTACTATTAGGAGTAGTTTTCTTTGGTTCATGACTTGAACCATGTTTTGTGATATAACCATCCCTGTCTTGTTTAGTTTTACCAACAAACGAAACCTTACCGGATGGTTTATGAACAGCTACATATTCCATATCCTCATTAAAGATAGTATTAATCGCAGCTAAAATAGATGGAGAAACTTTATTGTTAGAAAACATAGTAAATACCTAATATGAAAGAGTTATATTAAGTATTTATATAAAATTACAATTGGGTTTTAAAATATTCAATTGTAGATTTTAACCCAGAATCTAATTGAATATGCGGATACCAACCTAGTTTAGTTTTAGCTAATGATATATCTGGTTTACGCTGTTTTGGGTCATCTAAGGGGAGGTCTTTATATATTATAATTGACTTACTACCAACTAATTGTATTACTTTATTTGCCAATTCAGATATAGTAAATTCATTAGGATTTCCTAGATTTATTGGCCCAACTTCATCCGAATTCATTAAGGATATTAATCCAGATATTAAATCATCTATATATTGAAAACTTCTAGTTTGGTTTCCATCGCCATATATAGTTATATCTCTATCCTGTAATGCTTGCATAATAAAATTAGAAACCACCCTACCATCATTGGGGTGCATATTAGGACCATATGTATTAAAAATTCTAGCTATTCTAATATCAACATTATGTTGTCTATGATAATCAAAAAATAGGGTTTCTGCAACTCTCTTTCCTTCATCATAACAACTCCTAATACCAATAGGGTTAACATTACCCCAATACGATTCAATTTGAGGGTGTATTAAAGGATCTCCATACACCTCAGAGGTAGACGTTTGTAGTATTCGAACACCCAACCTCTTAGCTAATCCTAACATATTAATCGCCCCAAGAACAGACGTTTTAGTTGTTTGTATTGGATCTTTTTGATAATGTATTGGAGAAGCAGGACACGCCAAATTATAAATTTGATCTACTTCAAGATATAATGGAAAAGTTACATCATGGCGAATAAATTCAAAATTTTTATTATCAAGTAAATTATTAATATTTGATTTATCACTACTAAAACAATTATCAACACAAATTACAAAATGCCCTTGATCAAGCAATTTTGCACATAAATGTGAACCAATAAAACCAGAACCACCTGTTACTAATATTTTCATTATATTATACCTTTAAATTAAAAATGAATCTACAAATAAATCATCATTACCAGAAAGCTGTGTTAAGAATACATAATTTTTAGTTTCCATAAAAGTTCTAATAAGTTCTTGATATTTTAATATATTTGCAGTTTCTATTAAAATATATTTTGGTCTGATATAAGAAAAATCAACTCCATTTAATACTTCAAGTTCATAACCTTCGACATCAAGACTAAACAAATCTATAGATTTGATATTGTGTTTAAGTATTAAATTATGTAATGATATGCAAGGAACTTTTATATTTTTAGATTCTATAGTTGGTTGATAATACTTCTCGACTCCAGATATTCCAGACATTAGCCCATTAACATTATCTTCAGAATAAATAAAATCCCCAGATATAGTAGAATTGTGTTTTTCATAATCAAAACTAACTAAAGCATAATTTTCAACTATAGAATTCGATCTTAATTCTTTACATTTAATATAATTTTCAAAAGTAGGTTCAACTAATAACCCAGACCAGTTCAGAGTGGTTTCAAATAAATATGAATTGGAAGCAGTAATACCATCATTAGCCCCACATTCTACAAAAACTCCATTTTTATAGTTAACATATTCTAGTAATTTTATATCTAACGAATTTTGAGAATAACTGATCATAATATTAATTGTGGGTTAGTGTATAGTAAATTATAAGAAAGTAATTGGTTATATATCGAATCTAATTTTATATCAGATTCAATGGAATAATTTTTTGTATCTTTAATAGTAGATTGTATAATATTTATAGGCTTTTTATAGACTAATTTAAAAATATTAAGTAAATCATATTTTGAAATTATTAAGTCTGAAGAAAGCATAGTTAATAATGGGGTAGTATTAAAATTTAAACATAAATTAAAACTACACTTTGCCCATTCAAGAGCAGTTATACCATTCCAAAAATAATTTGAATATCCAGCACATTCGTTTTTTGACGATAAAAACCAAGATAAAAGTGAAGTATTATGTTTATCGAATCCTATAATAGAACTTCTAATCACTCTAACATTAGAAGGATTATTAATATTCGAAAAAAACTTAGCTTTACTTTCTCCATAATAATTTGATGGGTTTATTATTGAAAATTTATTATATGTATATTCTGGCAATATATTACCAGAATATACTGCATCTGAACATGGATGTATTAATTTAAAATTATTATGTAAAAATGTAGGTAAATCATAATTAATATTAAATTTACTTTCATCATGTAATTCTGCTATACAATTTATAACTATACCAGAAAAAGATTTTATAGAGTTAAAAAATTCAATTGATGGGTATCTAAAATTTATAACTTGAACACTAATTCCATTACTATTGAAATATTTTACAACACAATCGCCTAATAATCCAGTATGACCTAAAACTAAAATATCATTGTCTAAAGTAATCATACGATTCTAATAAATCAATCAATTCAGATTTTGCTAATACAAAATTTTTTGAGGAATATTCATTATCTTTAAAAGTAAGTTCATTAAAATGAATTTTCGGGTGTAACGAGTATAAATTAAAATCTGAATGAAATTTTAACCTCGGAATCTCTTCAGATGAAGCCATTATTTCATGAATTTTTTCTCCAATCCTTGGGGATTTTATTGAATATTTTAATTTAAATTTTTCAGAATAAATTTCAAATAAATCTAATATATTAATACTTTTAATATTAGGTATAATATTTACTCCATCAAAATTTAATGATCTTTCAATTAAATTTATAGCATCGTCAACACAAATTGCAAATCTAGTCATTGAATTTGAATATAAAGGTATTTCTATATTATTTTTTATAGCAGACCAAATTAATGGAATTATACTACCAGTAGAATTTAATACATTACCATAAATAACAGTAGATAGTTTAGTATCGCTATCATTATTTAATATAAAACTTTCTCCTGCTACATATTTCATGGCACCATAAATTGTAGTAGCAGACCTAGATTTATCAGTACTAATAAAACTAGCACATTTAAATTCATTTTCTATAGAGACTCTTCTAGAATTTAATGCGCCATCAATAATAATTTTTACTGCTTCTTCTGGGTTTTCATCACAAGCTTCGATTTGTTTTAAACTTGCAGCAAAAATTCCAATATCATGATTTTTAGATTTACGTTTAAGTAAATCATAATCTCTAATATCACCAACTACACACTTAATATTTGGGTAAGTTTTTTTTAAAAAATAATGCTTAGACTCATCTCTTGAATAAATTGTTATATCATTATTATCATAATATTGTTTAATTATATGTTTACCTAAATATCCAGCACCACCTGTTATAAATATTCTACTATTTTCAATCATAATGAATTAAAAGTAAGAGTTTGAAGTTCAGATTTTGTAAATGATTTAATTTCTGGAAAAAATATAATATAATTATAATCTTGATCTGAAGTTTTATTCACAATTAATTTTACATAATTCCAAGCAAAAATTATTAAATAATCTATAGATTTTTTTTGAAATTCTTCATATGTAATAATTGGAATTTTACAATCAGCAATATATCTATTTTGTCGTTCTAATGATTCATCAACTATAAAATCAATGATAGAATCATTTAACCCAATAATATTACAAAACATATTAGCTCTACCCGATGCCCCATACCCACCTAAAGTAAAACCTTTAGACTTCAACTCTAATATATAGTTTTTAATATGTTTAATATTTTGAATATAATTAGTTTTAAATTTAGGGATCTCATTAGAATATAATAAAATTTCAGCTTCTATCATATCATCAACAAGTTTAGAATTTGAATTATGTTTATCAACAGTGACTCTAATTGATCCACTATGGCTTGAAACTTCATCTACATTAGAAATATATAAATTATATTTATTAAATAAATTATTTAAGGAAGTAATTGAATAATAATATATATGTTCATGATAAATATTATCCCATTGATTTTCTAAAATCAAATTTTTAAGATAATGAACTTCAAAGATAAACTTTCCAGAGTTAGATAAGCAATAATCTATAGCTCTTACTACATCATTTATATCATCAATATGAGCAAATACATTATTTCCAATAATCACATCAAATTTATTTTTATATGTGTCTATACAAAAATTAGCAGTATTAAAATAACCAGAAAATGTAGTTAACCCTTTATCATCAGCAAGCTTAATGATATTTTCGGCTGGATCAACCCCTAAAACATTAGCTCCAAATTCTTTTAAATAATATAATAAAGTTCCATCATTACTACCAAATTCTAAAATATTTTTATTAGAAATATCATATAAATTATTTAAGTCTATAGCATATTGTTTAAAATGAGCACTTAATCCAACAGAAGAGGAATATCTATAATCTTTAAATAAATAATCAGCATTTATTATTGAATCAGTCTGAACCAATTTACAATCTTCACATAATAATAAGTTCAAATTAAATTTAGTCGAGAATTCAGGTGAAGTTGGGAAATGTCCAGCTAATGGAATTTCCCCTAAACTAATAATTGTTGATAAATTAGACGAATCACAACTTGAACATTTACAACGTATTTTATATATAGTATTCATAATAATATTTTATTTTTTTATAAAAAATAACCCTCTATTATAAAAATGATTATCTTTATATTCTGGGTTAATAGATATTGCATCAGCAAAAGTTACTACTTTTAAATTTTCGGTTAATTGTTCATCATATTTAAACCCATATAATGCTAATTCATTAATCCAATATTCTTTTGGTTGACAATTTACATGATTATGCCCTTCTTGTCCAGGTTCTGCATATGTTATCGCTAAAATCTTACACTTTGAAAATAATGATAAGAAATTTGCTTTATATTTTTCTTCAATATGTTCTACAAACTCACAACACCAACCAAAATCAAATTCCTGTTCTAAAATTAATTCTCCAGAAGTAAAGTCATGAAAAATAATATTATCTGAATAGGTGCTATTTTCTTTTACAAAAGTTGACCCATCTACACCAGTAATATTATTTAATGGGATATGAGAAGAAAATTCTCCTATTGCATGACCCATACCACAACCAATATCTAAAATTGAATTTACATTATAAGTTTTTATAATATATTCCCACAATTTTGGCATATAAGTAGCAGGGTCTTTTTCTATAAGAAATCCCCCAACATGATTTTCTTCTACCATAGTTAAATGCTCAGTTATTTTTCTTAAATTTATATTATACATTATTATTCTCAATGATTAGTTTGTCAATTAAATGATATGATGCAGGATTGCCTTTATTTGGACCAATATAATTTTTACCTAAAGTTGAATTATCCCAAGATTTCCACGCAAAATTATCATTTATAAGTATATCAGTATATGAATTATTATATAGCTCACCAAAATTTTTTATAATTTTATCATTTAAAAAAGTATATTTTGAAAAAAATTCTGGTTCTGATTTCATACATTTATCATTATCTTGTAATGGGCTTTTCCAAGAATAACTATAGGTTGAATCACAACTTTCATATAAGGCTAAATTATTTAATTTTAGTCTAAAAACCCAATCCACATCTTCCCAACCACCACCTAAAAACCGTTCATCCCACCAACCGATTTTTCCGATTAAACTTTTACTAAACCCCATAAATCCAGCATTATACATAAAAGAACATGCATACCCATTTTCTAAATGTTCTAGTATAGATTCAACTTCGCTTGGGGTAGGAAAAGTTCTATCGTTAATAAAAATAATTATTTCAGTATTTGATGTAATAATTGAATGATTTATTAATTCTGAATAGCTTGGATACGCATATGGATATCGATCTATTCTATTATTCCAAAATACATTATACTTTGAATTTAATATGGATAAAGAATCCATTTGTGATTTTACTATATTATAATCACACCCACAATGTAAACATATTGTAAATTCTGTAATTTTCATATTAAATAAACCACTCTTTTCTCCAAGGTTGACCTCCAGCAAAATGTCGTATAATCACCGAATCTTTATCACATATATTAATATTAAATTCACACGATGATTCATTAACTAATTCGGTAACATTCCATTCTGTGGGTAATATATAAACATTATCTTCTAATTCTTGTAAAGAATAAATAGTATGTTCTGTTTTTTTAGAATGCCACCCATAATTATCTATCTCCCAAAAAGATTTATCGGAATGTGGCATTATACCAGCTAAAGAATACCAAGATGCTTGTTCTCTGAACAGATCCCAAAAATTAAAATTAAACTTTAAACGTTCATGATATACATATTCGCGTTTAAATATATCAAACCTACTTTGATCTAATATCAAATCTATCATATTCTTAGACCAACTATTTACTATTATAGAATAAGATCCCATACAATGCGTATTACCGGAATCTATACTATAATTAAAAGATTTTATAGTTGGATATTCTATATTTGGATTTACAATACACATATCAGCATCAATATGGGTCAGAATATCTCCATCTTCTAAAAATCCCGAATTAATCAAATCTCGCACAATAGTAAACTTTAACCATGTATAATTATCTCTATATTTTTCAATAGGTGCCGTATATTCTAAATATATTATATCATGAAGTGTGCAATATTCTCTATTTCTTTTTGACATATATTCGTTAAAGAATTCTTGTCTATAGTCCGAATAATTTGCTATAACCATTAAATATTTTTTCACTAGTTAACCTCATTTTTTGGCTTCTGTATTAATACCCAAGTTTGTGCTTGACATACCATGTTATTATCTATCATTTTATTATCATTCAATACATCATCAGTAGTAGGCCAATTGTTATTAGAGAATATGTATTTAATATACTCCAAATTTCCCCAATACCCACATTCTAATATATTAAAACCTACACTTTTACACAACATACACAAACCAATTGGCGTAATTCCCCAAAAATGAAATGGTTGCATATGTGGTATATTTATGGTTGGTACTGTAGTATACAAATACCCTCCAGGGTTTAAATGTTTGTATAAATTTTCCATAGCCATAAAAGGGTTATACAAATGTTCTAGCGTTTGATTGAAAATTATAAAATCAAAGTTAGTTTCAGATAATACCATAGTATGTATATCAAACCTAGAGTCTTTAGAATAATCTGCAACATAAAGTTTGTTATAGTTAATATATTCCAATTCGCAATCATCTATAAAGGTGGATAATAATTTATCTCCCGTAGAAATATTGTATTTTACAATCCAATCTTTAAAGTCAAATAAAGAAGCTAATCTAGGAAAATCTCTATTAAACCATTTAACTTTTTCATTAGATGATAATTTATCATATTCTATATTGGATTTATTAAAATATTCAGCTGGTTTTACTACAAATTCCAAATATGTATCATTTATATCTTTTTCACTAAAAATCATCATAGTCGTTTCATTATGTTGCTATATACACCAGATAAACTAAAATATTCATTATATATTGTAGCACCTTTAATTAACATCTTATTATAGTCTTCATCTGATATAGACTTTAAAATAGTATCTATATTGGAAATATCTTCTTCATTAATTATAACGCAAAATTCAGCCCAATTTAATTCATCTACCCAAGGAAGATAATGTATATCAGAAATATAAACTGGTACAGAATTTAACTGAAAAGCTTCATATAATCTAAATGAAGTTGGACCATATCCTCTAGGACATAAAACAAATTTACTTCTTAAACTAATATCAATAAAATATTTTAAATTTTCTTGTGGAACTGTATTAGACCAATTACACATGTTATAAGAATAACCTTCTTTATCTTTTAATTCATAATAAAGCTTTTCTCTTATGTTGTGTGTAAGAGACCCAACAAAGGATGCAAACAAATCTTTTTTAATATAAGACCCAATTAATTCTTTTGGTATTGGAGAACAAATTAATGGTATTGGGATAATATTTCCATGAGTTCTCCTACCTCCAGCAGAAAAAATTAACGTGTCTTCTGGGAGATTTTCTTTTGGTCCATCATCATGTTGACATACGGTAAAATACTTTTTATTTGGATCTAATTCAGATAATGCTTTTTGAATATCAATTATGTCGGAATTCAAATAATCCTTATTGCAATAAAGATTGGTCCAAAAAATATCAATATATTCTCTATTAGAATCTTTATATTTGTCATAAAAATATTCTTCAAGGTACAATCCAGTATGATATGGTGGGTATATTGGATAATCTGCGGTAGGTCTTAATTCATTTTTCATTTCCAATTTCCTTTTTATTATATAAACCACAAATTTTCATCTTTAAATCTTTGTATCTTTGTATCAATCCCAACCATCCAATTATTATGGACAATAATAGCTTTAGATTTTTTACCTAATTTATAATAGGAATTTCCATTTGGAAATAAATCTTCATTCAATAATTCACACTCAATAATATAATCTTTAATAATATGATTAAAAATTAATTGATCATCTTGACCTTCATAACTTGCACACAAAGAAATTAATGTGCGACACAAATCACTATCAACAAATTTCATAAATCCAGTACAAACAAGACTTCCAGGAAGATCACTTTGGAAACATATCTTATCAAAACTATTCAAATATTCTGTTGGGTTTTCTTTAAAAACAATATCAGTATCAACCCAAACTAAATCTTTATGTTTTAAATATTGCTCTTCAATAATTTTCCATTTATATTGGACAATAGATCTAAAATTTGAACTTTCATCAAAACTCCAATCTTGGTATTCAGTTAATTCTTGATTAATATATAGGTATGCATTTTTATATTCTTTAAATGCCTCTAAAGAATTGTTATCTAAACATGCAATATAAAAATCATCTAAATTAATTCCAACTAATTCTGCAGATTTTAACATATTTTTACAAATTTCTAAACAACCAGAATTTAAAAACGTCACAAATTTCATAATGTACAATTCTCCTTAAAAAACTCATTTAAAAAATCTGGACATGTATGATTTATTGTAGCTTGATTGGTTCTACCTAATTGTCCAGCATGTTCTTTTAAAAAGTTATATAATAACCTATCATCATTTCGATCTTGTGTTGTGCGATATAATTGTGAAGCGACTATTCCATATTCACGCTTAAAAATCATACAGTTCCCATCCAACATTTCATAAGGAACTCTTCTAGATACCGAATCACCAACACTTTCAAAATTATCTATACCATAATATTCACCGGATTCAGCATATATATTACGTAAACAACTAGACCAATTTAAATTTTTAATAGATTCTAATAATGTTTCTGCATGATTAGGCTTCCAAACTACATCATCATCAGCAAATGTTACATATGGAGTATCTGCTGCATTTAAAGCTACAGCTCTTAGAGAGCTTCCTGGAGCATTTCCATTTTTACCTAATCCCCAAGGAAGATTAATACTCCATCTATTAGTTGAATTATAAGTTTCCGGTAATTTTGAATCTAGTTCTCTAAATTCATCCCACATTAATATATGAAATATTTTATCAGAAATAGTTTGATTTTCTATACTTTTTATTAAATTATCTAAATTTTTTCTACCTATAGTTGGAGTTATTACGGTTAACAAAAAATCACTAGAATTTATTTTCATACTTTTATCCCACTAATATTTTTTTTCTTAAATGCTTCTCTACCATTAGTACCAAACGCTGCTGTTGGTACTTGTACTGCTGGTGTTTGATTAGCTCCAGTAATACCAACTTGAGCTGAGTCTTCAGCATCATACAATTTCATCATAGGTCTTGAAATCCCAACAACAAATCTAGTATTATTATTTACATCAGAATATCTATTCTTAATCTGTTTAATCATCAATTGATCTAATGCTTTCAACTCATCTGAATTAACTAAAGCAAATAGCATGTCCGAAATGGCTGGAATTCCGAACGATTCTGATACATCACCCATTTCAGGATCTGAAGATGTACTCGCACCTCTAGTAGTCTGAGTAGCTGTAATTACTGGAAGATTATACTCTTGAGCTAAACCTCTTAATTCTTCACCAATAGCTTTAATATATGTATACGAATTCACCGAACCAGACATCTTAACCCTAGACGATGCACAAATATTAAGATAATCTACAAATATAACATCAGGAACAAAATTACTCTTTAGTTTTAATTCATTCAACAAAACTCTAAAATGAGATACCGAAGCACATGCTGTTGGATATTCTTTAAATTTCAGTTTACCAACTAATTTAGATGTAATTTTATTAACCTTTTGCTGAAAAACATCTTTAGGCATTGTTGTAACTTCGTTCATTGATACATTCATCAAGTTTGCATCAATACGCTTTGCCAGTTCTTCTTCTGCCATTTCACATGTAATATATAAAACATTCTTTCCAGCTCTCAAGAAAGATGCTGCAAAATGACACATAACTAAAGATTTACCACAATGAGGTGGTGCGAGAATTACATTTAGAGTTTTCTTCGGTAAACCCCCATTTGTGATAAGATTAAAGTACTCTAAATCAAAAGGAATTCTATCTTCAGTCCTATGATAATAATCATATCTAGAATCTGAATCATCAGCATAATCATGTCCGATAGAGGCATCAAAAGACACTGCTAGAGCATCAGAAAGCAATCCGGGAATACTACCCTTACTTAATGTAGTATTCGTGTTGTCAAGGATAGATATAGACTCTACAACAGCATTGTAGATAGCTCTCTCTTGACAGAATTGTTCAGTTTTATTTACTAACCAATCTAACTCCACAGTTTCTGCTTTAGATTCATGCAAAATATCTAATAATTCAATACTAGTCTTATAATCATTTTCAGATAATGATTTTTCATTCATTTGAATAATCAAAGATTCGTATGTAGGAATATTTCTATATTCTGTTATGAAATCTAAAATTTCTTCGAATATTATTTTTTCATTTCGTTGTGTGAAATATTCAGGTTTTAAAAATGGAAGAACTTTTCTACAAAATTCTTCATTGTAATGGAGGTTCTTTAATATTAAAGTATTAATATCCATTAAATCTCAGTATATTCTATAGTTTCATCCAAAGCATCTGTAAAAGATGATGTAGTAGTATTACTATTAACAATAACATTCATTAAAATATTACCAATATGATTTTTAAATTCTTCATCATCTAATAATTCTTCATCAGAAAAATCAACACCAGAAATAATATCATAATGAAAAGATAAATATGGTGGAGTATCAACTCCATTAATATTTTCTGGTTCTGAGATAGAAACATCATTAAATGCTACAACAACACCATCATATTTACCCGAAATAATCGCTACAGCACTAATCTCATTAACCATCTGAAATCTGAAATCAATACCCTCTTTTAATTCATCCATATTCTTACCTCGTCTTTTAAATAGTTGTTTTAATTTTCGTAATAAATTCATGCGAAACTCTAGTATACTATAACTTTAGGAAAAAGTAAAGAAGTTTTTATGACTTCTTTACTTTTGTTTGATTAATCTTCGTCTTCTTCAGGAAACGGAGATTCTATTTCTTCATCAGAAATCATAGAATTCATACCTAGTTGAAATTTTGATTTAACCGCTAATTTAAATTTTTCATCAGATAATATACTACCCCAAAAATCATCATTTAAAGTATCTTTAAATCTATAATTCTTTTCTATAATTTCACCAGTGTCAGAATTTACTTTAGCATACCAACCATTTTTTGGTTTAGCACAAAACCCCAATCCCAAGGCAATATCCATTAAACCAGAATATTTTTGAATACCATTCTCATACGTGACAGTAAATGTTAATTTAGATTTTTCCCGAACAAACCTAGATTTTTCGATATTAATTGTAAAATTATAACCAACTAATTCAGTACCATCTTTTTCTTGTGCTTTACTAATTATAAATGCTTGATTTGCTGAATAAATTAATCCAGTTCCACCGCTTATGATTTGACGAGGATGCAATGACATTTCAGAATATGTATGACATATTGCTAGACACGGAACATCTTTAGCAACAAAAGAAGGTGTAACCATCCTAAACAAACTTTTAATAGATTTTGCTCTTTGCATTTCTGCTACAGATTTTTCATTTATAGCATCTTCTAATTCTTTAAGACTCGCGGTATTTCCGATTGAATCAATAACAATAATAACTTTATCTTCTCTAGTAATCTCATTCAATTGTTTTACTAAATCAAATTTTAACATTTCAATATGTTCAATTGGTATATGAACTACTCTATCTGGATCTACCCCTAATGCGGTCAAATATTCTGGAGTGATTCCACCCTCAGAATCATATAAAATACAAACTGCTTCTGGATATTTGTTTAAATATGCTCTAACACAAATTAAAGAAGCCATCGATTTAAATGTCTTGCTGCTACCAGCTAACAAAGTTAAACCAGAACTAATACCACCATCAATATCTCCAGAAAATGCTATATTTATAATAGGTATATCTGTAGGAATAACATCTTTATCTTTAAACATAACAGATTTAGATAAAATTGATGTATGTTTTGTTGGACTATTTTTTAATATTCTATCTAATAGTGGATTTTTCATAATATACCTTTAGTTAATGATTTACAGTTATCTAGATGCCACCTGTTTAGATTTAATTTATCAAAAAATCCTCCGCAATTTGGACATTCATATTTTTGTCTAATAAGTTTATTTGGATTATATTTACAATAATTTTGATGATTTAATACACTTTTCGATTCATGATCACAAAATTCACATTTTACGTTTGATTTATTCTTAAATGTTTCTGATATTTTAAGACCTCGTTTAGCGGCAATTTCAGGTACTAATGATGCATTTGGAACCCCATATTTTTCCATCATCGTAGCTTCTCTAGAAATTTTTACTTTTTTACCCAATCCAGGAATTTGTAAAGAATGTACAACCCCATACTTTTCCATCATAGTTGCTTCCCTAGAAATTCTACATCTATTTGATATCTCTGGTACTTGCATATTATTAATAACCCCATACTTTTCCATCATCGTAGATTCTCTAGAAAGCTTACATTTCTCTGCTACTTCCGGTATATGCATAGCAGATTTCACATTATGTTTTATATAATAATCGAGTAATCCAAGTCTAGCTATATCCATAACATGAGATTTACCATACTTTTCTAAACAAGTTACTTTTCTAGATGTCGTTATCTTTTTTCTAGTTATATCTTTATCTATATCAGATGCAGTCTCCCACCACATAGGAAGATTTCCTTGATTTCCAGTATACCCATATTCAGGGACTAAATTAGCAAAATTTTGGTTATTTGGTATATTAAATAAATTATTATGTTCTATACATATAGCATTAAATTCATCTATATCATCAGATGAAAATAACAAACAAGTGAATACAGGTGATGGATGGGATTTTAATAAAATCTTCCATCTAACACCAGATCCAGTATATTTTCTAAAATTTTTTCGTTTAGTTATACATAGATAATGTATACCAGTTTCCCAATGAGTTTTTAACATTAATTTATATTTATTATCTGTCTCAGAATAAAATAAATTTTCTATCTGTTGAGTAGTTACCATATAGTTCTCCTTTAATTTCTTTTAGGTTTATCATATTTAAGAGTCAGATCCCACTCTGACTAAGATATTTATATAAACTATATGGTCTAAGCTATACAAAATAATATAGCTTAGACATAATTAAATATAGATTAAAGTTCCCAATCTTCAAGAACTTCATCAAGAGAATAGACTTCATCAGATACTTCTTTGCCAGTTTCTAGATCAATAACTCTAACAATATCCAACAAATTATTATATATAGATCCAAGTGCAGATGCTTCTACGATAAGTTCTAATGGGTAATTAGAATATAAATCTGTAGTAGTAGAAATCACTTGTAATGGATCATCTGATAAAATATAATCAAGACAAACATTATACATTACACCATTATCTACACATTCATGTTTCAACAAAGTAATAGCTACTGTTGGGCTATTAAATACAGAGAAATTTTCAATTTTGTCACAATCATTTACACATTCAGTTTCGCTTGTCATTATATTTTCCATTAGTTAAAAAAGTCTTCGATTGATGTTGATTTTTCGGTTTTCCATCCTATAGCATCCAGAATATTTCTAAGTGGTGCTAAAAACGATTTTTCAAATTGCATATTAAAATCTACGTATTTATGTAAACCGAATTCTACTGGTAATTCTGTAGGATATGATATTACCGTATTTTTTATTGGATTTGGTTCTCTCAGATATGTATATTTTATTTTGTCTCCTTCACCTATTAATGGATATTTGTTTTCTAATCCAAGTTCTCGCAGTTTATTATTATATAATAAAGAACCTTTAGTATGGATTGGAGTTCCTTTAGAATATATAGTAACCGAATCATTATATTTACTTAAGCCATTAACACCTCTAGGAAATGAAATTTCTTCTATTGAAAATTTAGAAAACTCAGATTGACATTTTGCAATATATTCATGAATCTTCTCCTCACCTTCATCTAAGATAATACTCAATGCAGCCTTTAAAGTTTTCCTAATAACTCCAGGAGTAGATGATTTAACAACTTCTAAACCCATAACTTTTAGTTTAGGTGTAGCATATCTAACCCCCTCATTATCAAGAACATTCATAAAATAACGCTTCTTCGCTAAAAATATTCCTGAAGAAAAAATAGATTCTCGTTCAAATATAATAGTCTTTCTAAAATTATTAGTATAATCTTCTAATGCTACACAATGTTTATTAATGATTGGCATTAATTTCTCTTTACATATTGTATCTAATAAATTTACAATTTCATCATCAGTTTTTTCTTTATAAAATCTCTCTACTACAGGATTTAATGTAATATAGCAGGAGTCAGTATCTTGATACGTAACCCATTGATTTTGTTCAACTTTATTTTTATTAAACATATTATTTAATTCAAAATTAATCCAATAATCCATAGATTTAATAATATACTGACCAGTTAAGGTAATTGCTCTAGCATTTTCTAATTTAAAATATCTAAAATGTGCATTTCCGAGTGCTCCATATCATATTATGTTCAGATAGATTCGTGAATTCTATCCCGTCTATAGATAGACAGCTTTATGTTCCCATAAAGATCAGACTATATCATATTCCTAAATTATAGGAACCTCTGAGCTTCCACTCACTTGAGTGTACTTCGTTTCCACGAATAGTCGTTAAACCTTCCCATATTAGGCTTGGCTTGGTATTGTCCGGTCTGGAGTTCCACCAAATTCACAGAGTTATTCGATTATTGTTACCAATAAAAGCACCATATTAGTCTAGCGAATTCATAGCAATTTTTGCCGCCATTTGAGCATTATTATATTTAGATATATTCCCCTCTAATTTATATTTTAATTCCAGTAATTCTTTATCAGAATAATTTTTATACATCATAATCCTCTACATTTTAATTCTTTCTTTAAAACTTCTAATTCTCTCTCATTATCTTTCATTAGATTTTTTGCTATAACTCGTTTAGACATATATAAATCTACTAAATCGGGTAATAATCCTTGTTTATCTTTAGAATACATAGCACCACTAGCAGCAGTACAATATATATCAGATAAATTATTATACTCTTGATTTATTAATTTGTCAACTGTTAATGGAGTATTTGACATTCCCATAAAAGTTTCTGGAGAAATATTCCATCCCTGAAGAATACTAGGATATAAAGATTTTGCATCAACACTAATACCCCATTTATATAACCCAGGAATAGGTTCTTTTACATAAGCCCCCTCAAATTGTTCAGATTTAGAACTATTAGATTTCTTTGGAATAACTATATTATTATCCTTTAAGTGATTATAAATAATAGCATCCCACATCTTCATTTGAGAATATACTTCACTATAGTTGATTTTAGCCAGATACGCCATAGTTAAACATAATTCAATTAATTTCATCTTAGATTCTAATTGAGCAACCCGCTTTACATCGATTGTATTATATTCTAGGTACTTAGAAAATCCATTCGTGTAAAAATCTTTAAAGTTAGCAAACTCTGAATGATCCAATTTACCAACCCCAAGTTCTTCTTGAGATATAAAATCTAAAGTATAACTCTCTCTAGTAGTATATGTATATTTTTTATATAAATCTAACATATCAATACAAGATACACCAGAAATTTCATAAATAGTTTCTTCTTTACCATAATTTCCTTTAGAAGTTCTACTTTTTATCATACCCCAGGGAGACAATTCTTTAGCACAACTATCTCCCATTATTCTAGAAATTCTATTAATAATAAATGGTATATCGAATGTATTAGTATTCCATCCAGAAACAATATCTACAGCGACTCTATTCCAATAATCGATAAAATGTCTTAATAATGATACCTCATTTTCACATAAGACAATAGTAACATTGTCTAAAGGTTCTCCTGCATAAGGTCTAGCAGTAAATACTGTAACTAATTGAGTTTTTAGGTCTAACATAGAAATCAACAGAATTTCTTCTTCTGCTAATAAAGCATTTGGGAAGCCACCAAGTTCTGTCGAAGTTTCAATATCAACAATATGAATAGATATTTTATCTACATCAAAATCTACCACACCTTTGAATTTATCTGATATATATTGAGTATCAAACCCAATATCACCTAATATCTCAAAATTATCTACTTCAGAATATTGTTTAATAAGGTCTTTGGTTTCATTTATACTAGCACCAGATTTTAACTCTACTACATTATCTCCTTCTAAAGTTTTCAATAAAGAATTTTTATTAGATTTTATATAAACTTTAGGACTATATTCACATTTAAATTTTACTGGTAATCCGTTTTCAACACCACGATAACATATAAAATTTCCTATTGTTCTGACATTTGTGTAGAAGCTACTCATTTTCCTAGAATAATTCTAGATTCTGGAACAAGAATCTTATTGAAAATTGCATTATATTGTTCTAGAAATTGGACATCTGGTTCTAAACAGAATACAATATGTCGTACTAGAATAGTAACCAAATCTTTAGATTTAGGTGCTGCATATTGTGGGAATGGAAGAAACCCATAAGACATTTGTTGTCTATCTTGTGGATTTGGGACAATACTTAATTCAACCGCATTTGAAACTTTAATATGATCAGAATAAACACAATCAGAAGAATTAGAGAATACTCCATCATCATGATGTTCTGATACAATTTCACACAATACATTCTCTCCAGTGGAGAGTCTTAACATTTTAATATTAGCCATTTATTACCTCACATTTTTGTTGAAATTCATTATACCACATTAAATCATCTTTGTCAACTCTATACTGATTCTGCATTTTGATTTGAAGTAATTCTAGATCTCTTAACATATAAGTTCTAGAATTATCTCCATCAAGATAATATTTTATTTCTCCACCATATTCATATATAATTTTATTTTGATATGACATAACCAGAAAATTCTCCAAATTGAAAAAACTTTTGCGCCCTATAATATTCTATATCTGTATGATATAATGGTATTTGAATCCCAGATAAAGATAACTCTTTTTCTACTATTGAATCACAACTCACACCATTATTAAATTTCCAGTTAATAGTCATACGTCTAAAGATCGTTGATATGTATGATTCGTTTTGTATAAATTTATCAACAATTATTATACAACCACCAACATTAAGTTTATCATACAATGATAATAATAATTCTCTTCTATGTTTTACGGGAATAAACATTAAGGTTAGATTTAAAATTGCACAATCAAATGGTTGATAATCGTATTCTACAGCATCACCCAAAATATCGGGATTCATTTCAGAAACATTATCTAAAATATAATAATCCAAATTTCTATCAGAAATTGTTTCAATTAATAATTTTTTTACATTTCCAGTGGAACCTCCAATATCATATATTTTACCGTTTTTTGGTATATAATTTTTAACTATAAATGCAATAGAATCTATCACCAAATCATACCAAGGAAGTTGTTCTCTTACATGAGAATCAAATTCAGTAGCAATATTTTCAAATTTCCAATCAGATATTTTTTTCAATTTGCATACCTATCCATTTTATAACAGGAACAGCCATAGACCTACCTAATGCGTTAATACGCTTACTAAAAGTAGTTTTATCATCAATTAAAGTCCAATTATCAGGAAATCCCTGTAACCTTTCACATTCTATTGGGGTAAGTCTTCTAACATGATGTTTTAGATCAGAATGTACAACAGCATGATGATCTGCACCAGTTAAAGTATACATAACGTCTTCATTATATCCAGTACTATTTCCTCCAGATCTAGTTTCTGGATTCCTACCAATAATATTAGATGCTATAGCACAAGTATAAGATTTCTCAACTATAAGATCAGTTGCATCTTTATAATCCCTACCTTTTAAAGTAGATGCAACATTCTTATCTCCATATATACCCATAGCTTGCATATCATAACAAAATGTAGTTAAATCGCTGTCGATTGTGCTATCAATGCTGCCATCAATTTCTTGGGTAATGATCTTTTGCGTTTCTCTGCTCGGAGCAAAATCCCCACGCAAGCTTTTGGACTCAAGTAATATCGGCTTTCTATTCGTCCAGTCTCTAGTATCGAGGATAACAAACAAACGTCTGCGCCGTTGCGCCATTCCGAACCATTGAGCGTCCAACACCGACCATTCAAGCATTGAATCTCGTCCGAAACAGACACCCTCATTTCTCCAAACAAGTCGATTTGAATTGAATTCGACCCCAACCATTGTATTAAGAATTTTTCCAAAATCTTCTCCATTATTACTACTTAACGCACCAGGAACGTTTTCCCATACTAGATATCTAGCACCACAATATTTTTGTGCTAATCTAAATACTCTCATACCTTCAAAAAATAAAATAGAAGAATGATTAGTATCATCTTTAATTGTATTTAATCCTTGTTGTTTTCCAGCTACTGATAAATCTTGACAAGGACTTCCGAATATTACTACATCCAATTCACCTAATGCTTTTATATCATTATCATTAATTTTTGTAACATCACCTAAATTTTTAAGATTAGGATAATGTTTTTTAATTACAGAAGATTGGTATGGTAAGATTTCTGCTACTGCTTTACATTCCCAACCAAGAGGTTCCCATGCAACAGTAGCAGCTTCTATACCAGAAAATAAACTTAAATACTTAATCATAACTAATCATTAAATCAATAACCCGATGTAACATTTCTTTATCTTCAAAGAAATACTTAGATTCTAATTCTCTAGCTCTCTTTAATTGTAATTTAACTTCATCATAAATATTAGTATTTTCAAGTTTCCAGATTTCTGAAAAATAAAATTTAGATGATGTATCACTACTCAATGTTGCAATAAAATCATTATATTTTTCAAAAGGTTCTTCTCTAGAATCTCTAGCTTTCCACCAAGAATATAAATTTTCTGTTTCAAGTACATTTGTTAATGGGTAATAGGTATCAACCAGATATTCAAACTTAGAGAAATTTAGATATAATAACTTTTCTAATTGACTACTATTTTCATAACTTACTTTAGTATATTCAAAGGTTAAATATTGCCAAAAAAACTTTAAATCTTGAATTCTATTACTAATATATTTCTTCATACTTTTATTACCTCTATTCCACATTTAATTAAAAAATCAATATACCACAAATATAAAATAATGTCAATATGTTTTATATATAATATTATATAGATACTATTTACTTAAAAATTATATGATAAAAAATCTAATACTGAAATAATAGCATCAACTTTATTGGATATAGAAAATCTATTTCATACATATATACTTAAATCTTAATACAAGGTATTCCACATTTAAGTAAAAATTCCATACCATCAGTATTTTTATATTCATATTTATAATAAACCAAAACTATTCCAGAACTATAAATACTTTTTGCACAATTAATACAAGGAAGTACTGTAGAGAATAATATCGAATCGACACCACTTTCAGTTGATTTTGCTAATCTAGACAAGGCATTTGCTTCTGAATGTATTACATGATCATGAGTTTTTAGTTTTTGCCAACATTCTTCTATCATATTAGATACAAAACGATATTCCGATTGTTCTATACCAGACAAAGTTCTAAACTCAGTATTAGTGATATCAACTTCTTCTTCACAAGAATTATCCCATCCAGCTGGAGTAGAATTGTATCCACAACTAATAATACGATCATCTTTTACAATCACAGTTCCCACTTTTAATTTAACTGCATTAGATAGATTTGCAGTTAACTCAGCCACATCCATAAAATATTTTATATATTTTTCTTTCATTTTTTGTCTCTATAAAAATCTTCATTAACATCTTCAATAAAAGTCCGAATCAACCCTAACCCCTCTATAATATCAGCATCAGAAATCCCAGGATAATGAAATTTCATAGTATCCTCAGTAAAATCTAAAAGTTCAGAATAAGAAAAATCTAAATTTTGATCTCCACCTAACCATAAACTGAGAATTTGTCCATCAATATCTTCTTCATCTGAAGAAGAATTCCAAAAGCTATACCAAGAGGAATTTGACCATCTAGAATATGACATAACAATACCTTAATAAAGTAATAAAAATATATTATAACATGTATTTATTATATGTCAAGCAAAAAAATACCTCAATTAAGAGGTATTTAGTGTGTGTAGTGGAATATATGAATTCCTTATTATATAAAACTAAAAGACGTAGTTTTATATTTTATTCTATTTCAAACGTTTTAATCTTTGTAGATTCTGGAATAATATTATCTAGAATAACAGTCAAAAGACCATCTTCTAAGAAAACTTTAGAAACTTCAACAGTATCAGCAACCGTAAAATCTCGTTTAAAATTCCTTTCTGCTATACCTTTATAAATAAAATTCAATACAGGTTTGTTTTGATCAATACTACCCTCTACACTTAAACTACCATTATGTAAGGTTACTCTAATATCATTTTTTGAGAATCCAGCAACAGCTAATACTATTTTAAATTTAGTATCAGAAAGTTTTATTATGTTATATGCTGGAAAGCCAGTAGTAGGCTTTTCTAACTCAGAAAGAGTTTTAAATAATTCATCAAAACCTATAATTCTAGATCCTTGATTATAATGTTTCCAATATGTTTTTTCTTGTTGAATATTATATTCATCTGTAGTCATTTGATATTTCCTTTTAGTTAAGCGAAATTTAAAAATTACTAAATCCCCGAAGCAGATTTAGGTTTATAGAATATTTCCTATAAATATATTTATCTAGCACCAATTTGCACTGATAAGGATTTACAACTAGTAATATCGTTTTGAGTAGTTAAAAACCCCAAAACACCATTGACTTCATGTAAAGCACTATTAATTTGATCTACTGTACCATAAACACCAGATAATGATCCATCTGCACCTAAAAATGCAGCACCTATACCAGCATCAATCATAGCTAAAGCACGTTGAGCTTTTAATCTGGCAAGATTTAATGCATCCAATTGTGGTTGAGTATAAGTTCCAACTAAAGCTTGTGTTGCATTATACCAAGCAGTATACGCATTATCAAAAGAAGTTTGTGCTACACTTCTATAATTTAATTGTGTTACTGGTGTAGTTAATGCATGTATATTTGCTGCAAATGTAGTATCCAATGACGCAATAGCAGATGTTGTTGCAAAAATTGTATCCATTGCAGCAGCATTAACTGCATCAATACCATTATTAACAGCACCAACAGCCATTGCTGCTGCTGTATCTACTATATCAGCAGCAGCAGCATCAATACTGGCAGCAGATATCATTGTAAGCATCTTCATTGTATTTTGCAATTCTGTAGGTATCAAACTCTGCAATAGCTGCCTAACTAACTGCATTCCAAAAGGTTGAAGGTTGTACAAAACAGCTGATGGTGCTACAGAAGCAGCAGTTAATGGATTTGCTGCTAATGCCAAGACCAATTGAGAAATTCCAGCATATGTCGCATTGATGTCTGTCTCTGCTTGTGTCAATCTAGACTGCAACCCCTTGATCTGATTGTTTAATTCAAAATCACACATATATTACCTCATTTTATAATTTAAATTTACCTATATTGTATTTAGAAACTAGCTTATATTGAGATTTTTCTTTATACGGGATAATCTTTAAATCTGAAATTGGAACAAATAGATTTTCACATTCTTCTATATACATTATCTGCAATAAACCCCAATCCTCTAATAATTTAGCAATTGTATTTCTTCGTCCTATATCATTCTCTGATATATCACTATCTTTATTATCTAAAGCAAACAATTCTTTAAAGTGTATAATAACATACCTACCTTGCTTATGTAGCAAATGTACACTCTGATATAAAGTTTTATCTTTTTTAGATAACACACCAATTCTAGTTAAAGTTTCTTTAATTTTTAAGAAATTATTTTCCTCAATATTAATTTCTACACCATACCCATTAAAAATATCATCATTCATAAATCATCCATATATTATATTAAAAACTACTTTAATATATTTATATAGTAATAATTACTTACCTTGTCCGCCTTTATTACATAATTCTTTAATTTCTAATACTTGATCTTGAGTTAGAATTTTTAAAGCTTCTTTTGCTTTATCTAAAGAGAATCCAAAATATTCTTTAATAACTGATAAATCAGAAGCCTCGGTATATTTTAACCATTTTTGATATGGTCTTTTTTTAGCTGGCAATGAATGATAATAATAATCATATTGCAATTTCTTATCCAAATGTGGATAGTTATTCATTTCATTAGCATACATTAAACAATCTACGTGGTTCGATAATGATCTGTTAACAACATAAGGTGTATATTCCTTTTCATTATCATCATCTATCAGATAATTTTTAGTCTGTAATAAGGATGGTAGTAGTTCCTTAAATAATTCCATATAAATCACTATATAAAAATAAACTATTAATAGAAAATACTACAAAATTAATACCTAACGATAATCTATCAACACCTTCGCATTTAGTTTTAATAGCTATACCAAAAGTAGAGATAAAAGCAAACCACAATCCTGCTAGTGCAAACATTATTTGAACTCCGCATTACACAATACTTCAGTAAGAAATGCTAATGTATTTAACTCAGAATCAGCCACAAAAGCGTTTTGATATTGATATCGACCAATAATAACTATAAACTCAGGAACATAATTAGGATTCAATAGATCATACATTTTATTGTAAATTGCTCTATAGAATGTAGATGGATCAATATTTTCAGATGTTAACCAAATCCTAATATCTTTAATACTTTTTTCTTTAATAAATCCAACTAAATCATCAAGATTTCCAGATGAAGATTCTGATAACAAACCAGCATCAATTTTACCTGATGTGGCATATCTTTGCAATTCATTTAATACCCTTCTATTGTCTGGGAAATATTTAATAACTACTTGCGATACTACCTCTTTATTATATTCAACATTTTCTTGTTCTAGAATCCAACATACTCGTTTGAAGAAAAGTCCCATTAATTTTTGTTTTTCCTTCTTATTAGAAACAGAAAAATCAAAAATAGCACATCTAGAATGAATTGGTTCAATGATTTTATTTTTATGATTACACGTAAAAATAAACGTACAATTGTTAGAAAATGATTCTATACAACTTTTCAATCCTGCTTGCATATTAGGACTAGAACCATCAAATTCATCCATAATAATAACTTTTCTACCACCCGATAACGAAACAGATGTTGCATAGTTTGTTATTTGGTTTCTTAATATATCAATACCATTATCTGTTGATGAATTAATAAATAGATAATCTAATCCAATTTCTTTACATGCAGCAACAGCAATACCTGTTTTTCCACACCCAGGATTCCCAGCTAATAATAAATTTGGAATTTCTTTTCTATTAACATATTCTTGGAAAGCTTCTTTAATATGTGGCGATACAATGCAATCTTGTACAGTTGAGGGTCTATATTTTTCAGTAAATAGGAAATGCTCTTTTTTCATAATATATTAAATCTCAATGGTAAATAGAATGTTAGTATAACATAGGAGGCATTTTAAAGCAATAGATATCTCATTACACGGTTCTAAGTCCGACTAGTGTTATACTAACAAAACCTTTTATCTCAAAGACTCTCTGTATAAAGTTTCTTTTAACAGATAACCTTCTAGTTGCCAGATTTTATCTCTAGCATCATCAAATGAAATACGTTCACCAATTTCTTGATCAAAGTTTTCAATACTAACACAAGATGATTCACCACGAACTGTATATCCGTTAACTAAAGTTAGTTCACAAATAAGAGTTCTACCACTAGGAAGTTTTGTATAAGTTGCACCAACAATAAGATTATTAATAATATCTAAAGTAACTCTAGGAGCATTTAAATCTTTATCTTGGATTTGTTGTTCTAATTCTTCATCATTCATATTTAATTCCTTATTTATTTCATTGAAAAGTTGGTGAGAAATATTTAATACTAGTTCTAATATACTATCATAATTATTCAGCCACTTCTAATACAGTTGAATATAATGTTTGAAATTCTGAATCTTCAACCACAACAGTAGCATAAGTATTCTTATGATATACTTTACCAATACGATTTACAATTTTCTTAGGGATTTTAGTTTCATCCACAATATTATCAACAACATCTTTTAATTCTGCTTTTAATCCATCCATCTTAGATAATACTACAGACATTTCTTTAATACCATTTCTCAAAGTATCAAGATGATCTGCATCCAATGTACCAAAAACTGTTTCAATACTTACTACTTTTGACATCTTTAAATCCTCACTTGTGTTTCATTATAAAAAATTGGAGCGGGATAGGTAGAATCAAACCCCTTTCATTAGCTTGGAAGGCTAAGGCACAATCAATATACCAATCCCGCATAAAAAATTGAAGTTCCTGTTTATGTATTTCACATAACTATATCTTACTTATTACTTTATATAATAACTGCTTTGTACGTATACAGATAACACAAAGCTACAGATACTTCAAAACTGGAGCCATTATAGAGATTTCATAACTCTATAATTATTTAATGCACGTAAAAGATTACCATGTGTTATATTAAAAGATCTACCTAATGCTCTAGATCCAAATATTCTATCTTTTGGAATATAATTAACATCAATATATTCCAACTCTTCTAAAGTTAATTTTGATAATTTATTATCTAGTCCAACTCTAGCACACATAAGTCCAGTATCATAAGCATGTTTAATATTTTCTTTACTAGTAACCCACTCTAAATTAGAATAGTGATTATTTAGTTTTATACCATCTATATGATTAACTTGAGGTTTATTTTCTGGATTACCAATAAAACATTTAGCAACCAATACATGCATTCTAAGTAACTTTTTATTAGACCTACTACCTAAAGATACACAACAAACAACATAACCTTCTTTATTTATATGAGTTTTTAGTATTTTATTAGTTCTACACGAAAATAAATTACCGTGAGAACTAATTCTAAATAGAGTTTCATAACCAACAACATTTTTCCACTCTTCAGCCATATTCATATAATCTTTATTGACCGAAATCCATATAGCCAGTAAAAGCCCCAACAATAGGAATGATACCTACAGCATGTACAACTTCACATTTATAAGGAGAAGCAAAATCACAATGTGCTAATTTATAGATATTTCTACCATATCCAACAATAGCAACACTAATAATAAAAAAGAAAACTAACAAAGTTTTAAGTGTAAATTTCATATTAACCTCCAAAAGTAGAACTGAATTCTGTAGTAATCCAATATTTAATTTCTTGAGTTGTCGAAGTCCAAGTAGAAAGACCTTTAGAACTAATCTCAATATAATAAGTATCAGACAATACTTTTAAATTTTCTGTTTTAAAAATCATACTAAAAATTTTACCTTCTGGATCTGCATCCGAAATAGTTAAAGCATTTGTATGAGCAGAATCATCTTTTTCATTAAAAGCAACTAAAGAGATAGTTTCACCATTACTTTCTACAGAAATATTAGGAGAACTTAAAACATTAGCAGTTTTAATAATCCAATCAAAATCTTCTTTAGATAGAGTAAATTTAATATCTACAGTAGGAAGATTTGGTCTTTTTTCTGGTGCAACAACAATCATTGAAGAATCTGTAAATCTATATTTAATCTTAGATCTACCACCTACGCCTTTAATAATAACATGTTTATCATCAAAGTCAAGTTCAGAACCATCTTTGAACAGAGATGTTACTGATAAGAAATTATTCAAATCATAGATACTAAAATCTTGAGGAATAGTTTCTTGAATAGTAGCTTCAGCAAGAATATTCTTTTGTGAAGAAATAGTAGAAATAACGCTACCTTTCTTGAATAGAATACCTTGGTTGATTTGACTAAAATTCTTTAAAATCGCATTTGTTTCTTGTGAAATTTTCATTTATCTCTCTTTTCATTATAAAAATGGTGGTTGCAGTAGGATTCGGACCTACTCAGCACGAGGCAACAGATTTACAGTCTGCCGTGACTCTCCAACTTCACCGTACAACCATTTTTGGCAGTTCCTAGTTGAATTGAACAACTTCTATCTACGTCAAAGGTAGATGTGCAAACCATTACACTTAGGAACAATTAACTTTTTAACTACAAGACATATTATACAGTATATATTTAATTTGTCAAGTTTTATATATGGTGGGACTGGGGAGTTATGATATCCCAATCTTTCGATTATGAGTCGATTGCTTCACCTTTAAGCTACAGTCCCGTTATCTATTTACATCAATTTCAATCGATTATTAATTTTATCTTTCAATTTTTTGGTACAAGTTTCTGACAATTTAATAAGAGCAGAAACGCTAAGAGTACCCAATCGTACTTTACCAGTTTTAGTTAGGTTTGGATTCAATTTTTTAACAGCCATAATATAATTTCCTAGTTATTTAATATATGATTAGTATATCACGATTATTTTATTTGTCAAGCTTTATTTTTAGGAGGTTTTATTAGATGACCAAAAACATCAGAACCAATATCTTTAGGATCTCGTAATTCACCTGTATATGGATTATATATCCAAGCATATCCATCATAATATCTTCTATATTGTTGTATTTCAGATGGATATGGTTCTCTATGACCTAATACTGGATCAAATGCCATTAAATCTGATGGAATTTCTGGAAGACTCCTATGCCAATCCCATCTATCACCTAAAATTTCACCCTCAATAATAGGTTGCATAGATAAACAAGTATCCCAACCAATAGGAACCCAAATACCGATATAAATTTTTTCTTTAGTTATAGTCATTTAAAATCTCCAAAATATCTTTTTCTAAATCTTCAAATGTACCATTATTATCTATAATATAATCAATAGTAGGATTCCCGATCATAGAATATTCCGATTCATGAACATCAGGATAATATTGTTTCATATTATTGGTATTATTTTTATTATCTTCATAAGCAGTATAATACCAATCTGGATATTGACCGCGAAATACTTGGATAATAACACCACCATATGATTTTATAAATTTAGCTTCATTTTTGAATCTAAGATCACTTATTACAATATTAGTATTCTTAGATTCTATGATTCTTTTTTCCATTGAATCAATCCAAATAGAATCTAATAAATTATTCCTAGTAACATCAGTACCGAATTGTTGTAGAATATATCTTGGTGTTATTTTATAACCAAATTTATCAGACCAAAAATCATCAGGTTCTTCACGCCATTCTCTAGATTCTGCCGTAGAACCCTCTAACAGCTCTCTATCCCATCCAAACATGACTGATACAGCATCTTTAACGGGTTTTGCGAAAGATTCTGATACATAACCATTAGCTATTAATATATCGCTAACAGCACCTTTTCCTGATCCGATAAGTCCAGCAACACATATTAACATTTTACTTAGCCGTTCTAAATGAAGTTGTCATGCCACTCATAGCAGTATAAGCACCTCTAGTACCAGCACCAGTAGCAGCAAAATTAGAAGTATTTTGGGCATTAATATTATATCCAGCACCAGTTTTAAATGCATCCTGATTAGCTGCAAGAAAAATAAATTCCCAAGAATATACATCAGTTTGATGTTTAATCATATTAGCAACTGCTTCTTGGCTATATTCTAAACTTGAATTTTCTCCACCATCAGTTAAAATTACAAAAATAACTTTATCAACCTGTTCTTGATGTTTATCTAATTCTTTACCTAAATAAGTAATTGATTTACCTAGAGCATCGTTTAATGCAGTCATTCCTCTTGGCGCAAATACTTGCATAGTCAATTCAGGAACATCTTGTAAATTAATTCTATCATGGATAACATCATATCGGTCATCAAATAATACCAAACTTAATTTAGCATCACCAGGAATCAATTTTTGTTCAGCAATAAAACTATTATATCCACCAATAGCATCTAATGCAATATTAGACATAGATCCAGATCGATCAATTACACATACAATTTCTGTTTTCATATTATAATCCTATAGGTTTTAAAAGTTAAATCAGTATACTACTAGATTTCATTTTTGTCATGTATTAAATCTCACCAAGATGATTTGCAACAGAAGCTAAATTACCTTGAAATGTATATGTTCCTGTATGAGTACAATTAATGAATGGGTACATCCAAACTTTAATACCGATAGCTCTACATTTTTGCGTAAAAAAATAATCTTCACTCCAAAGTCTTTTTGATACTGGATCAATTTCAATACTAAAATATGCATGGATTGATCTATCACCGCCAAAATTAGCAGTACCAACATGGTCTGGTAGATAATCATATTCTGGATAAGCAACTTTGAATTTATCAAATACTTCTCTTCGAATCATCATCATACCAGTACCAACTTCCATAACTTCCAATGGTTCAGATACATTAAAAGAAGTAGTTCCATGTGCAGGGTTAAATACAATATCACCACCTAATTTTTCCAATTCCGAAGAATTAATCTTAGGATTCTTTACAATTGCTTTTTTAATATTATTCCAGTTAATAGATTTTTTAGGATATGGTGCTCCACCAATTTCTTTATCCATAGCTAACATAGCTAAAACATCGATAGCATTAAACCCAACATCAGCATCAATAAACATTAAATGTGTGCAGTCAGATCTTAAAAACTCATCACTTATATAACATCTTGCGCGATTTACGAGTGACTCATTGAATAGAAAGGAAAATTTAACCTCAACCCCATATTGCATACAAATTGCTTGTAGATCTAAACAAGACTTCATATACATACCCATACATTGACCACCATACATCGGAGTCCCTACAAACAATTTTTTACCAGCAAGAGTTTCTTTAGTTAGTTTAATTTCCATAATTTTTCACCTGTTGTTGTTGACTATTAAATATAATTACTATATACTATAAAATTACTTATCAATAAATACAAACTTATGCATTTAAAACAATTCATTTTAGATAACACGTTAACGGTTCAAAATAAATTTAATAATAGAGCTACAAATTTACAATGGTGGATCATACGTGGTTATGAAAGTATATATAATGAAATTTTAGAGAAAACTAAATTTTTACCAGATGATTCTATGATGACTAGAAGAGCTTTTCATTTAGTTAAAGAATTAAATAGAGTAGAATTGTGTATTCATTGTAGCATTAAACCTAGACTTTTTAAAAATTATACAGAAGGATATAGTGATTTTTGTTCTAGATTTTGTGCTTCTAAATCGGAAAGTAGAACACAAAAAATACAAGCTACTAATTTGGAAAGATATGGTGTTGTATGTAGTATACACAATCCAATTATAAAAGATAAAGTAATAGCTACTAATTTGGAAAGATATGGTGTTGAGTATACTACACAATCCGAGAATATGAAAGATAAAACTAAGGCTACTAAATTAGAGAGATATGGTGATGAATATTATAACAACTATGAGCAATTAAAGGCTACTAATATGGCTAATCATGGGGTTGAATATAACAGCCAGAGACCTGATGTTATAGCTAAAATAGTTGCAATAAGAACTAAAAAATTACCACAATTAAGAGATAGAAATTGGATAATTGAACAAAATAAAACTAAAGGAATAAATCAAATAGCAGCAGAATTAAACATTACTCAACATGCAGTTTGGATATGGGTAGCTAAACATGATATTAAAGCAAAATCTCATAAAATTAAAGATGTTAAAGAACAAAAAGGTATATCAAAATTTATAAGAGAAGAACTAGGAATAATTAACATTGATTATGATACAAAAAAAATTATAACACCAAAAGAGATTGATATATATTTACCAGATTTTAAATTTGGAATAGAATTAAATGGTATGTATTGGCATAAAGAGGATAAAATTAGACATTTAGAGAAATTAAATTTATGTATTGATAAAGGAATAAAATTAGTTCAATTCTGGGATTATGAATGGTTATTTAAGACTGATATATGCAAATCAATTATTAGATCTAATCTAGGATTGAATGACCGCATATATGCTAGAAAATGTAAAATAGTAGAATTAACAGTATCTCAATATGAAGAATTTATGAATATTAATCATCTACAGGGGTATGCAGCGGCATCTATTAAGATTGGATTAGAATATGAAGGCGAAATTGTATCCTGTATTAGTTTTTCTAAACCAAGAGGAAAATACAACAAATTAAAATATGATTGGGAATTAGTTAGATATGCTAATAAATTAAATACTAATGTTATAGGAGGATTCAGTAGATTATTTAAATATTGTAATTTGAATAATATTATTTCTTATTGTGATAAGATGAGATTTGATGGTTCTATGTATGAACAATCGGGATTCAGTAGGATTGAAGATACGGTAGTTGGATATTCTTATTTTAAAGGATATATAGTTAAATCTAGAGAATATTTACAGAATAAAAAATTATCTAAAAATTTAACTATATATGATGAAAATCTTTCTCCAAGAGAGAATATATTCAATAATGGATGGAGAAAGATTTATAATTGTGGAAATAGCGTTTGGGTCTATAATATTTAACTACAAAATTTCCCAAAGCCATATTTATTGGCAGCGTCTTTATTTACTCCTTTACCATATTGATTAGCAGCCATAGCTCTAATTTCGGCTAGGGTTTGAGATTTTGGTTTAACGCTATATTGTGTATATTGATCATTATAATGATAAGGGTCTTGATTTTGATATGTATTAGTATTATAACCAAATTGATTATTATAATTTTTCCTTTTCACATCATTATATAAAGTTTCATAAGCTTTTTTAACATCTTTAAAAATCTCAGCATTACCACCTTTATCTGGATGATGAATATTAGCTTTTGTTCTATAAGCTTTTTTAATATCTTCCATAGAAGCATCTGGATAAACGCCTAATAGTTCATAATAGTTCATATATCTAAATTTTCAATAGCCAGTTTTTGTTCATCTGTAAGGTTTTTTGGTGTTTCTAATTTTACTTTACATATAAGATCTCCAATTAACCTGTTCCTAGTTGATTTAATACCTTTACCTTTAACTCTAAATTGAGTTTCAGATTGAGTTTCTGGTGGTATATTAAGATCAATAAAACCATCAAGAGTAGCAATTCTAATAGATCCACCAAGACAAGCC